CGCTATTTTCAGTTGAACTAATTGTTTCATCACTTTCACATGTTTCATAATCTTCACTACTATTTTCAGACTGTTCATCATCATCTTCATCCTCAGTGCTATAATTAGTTTCACTATTATTAGATGTATCAGAACTTGAAGAATTGGATAGTGATAGTTGTTCATTATTTTTTTCATAAACAGTTTCAAATTCAGCGGTGCCTTCATTTTCTATATTAGATTTGTCTTGTTCAAAATTATATAATGAGTCACATGAAATATTTAATTTATTGGATGATTTTGAAATATTCAATTTATTTTTATTACCACGAGAACCAAAGTTATTATAATTAATTTGAGTATTCATTTTGGTTGAAAAATAATTACCAAGATTATGATTAAAAAATGTGGAAGTTTTCAAATAATCTAAATCATCTTCTATATTCATTCTAAATTTTTCTTGTATTCCTAAAAAAGAACCAAAATAATCTAATCCATGTACAAAATTATGATGATTTAATAATATACTTGTCAAAAAACTAAAAAAACTATCTACATAAGCACTATTATTTTTATCTAATAATTTTGGTAAACATTCATTTGTGGTTGTTTTGACTGTAGGAAGAGTTCGTATTTTATCATCATTTATATCATATTTACCTATCATATATCGGATAGGGTCAAGTAAAGGCCCAAATTTGATAAATACAGGTTTTTTATGTATTTCTTTAGTATCTATATGGTATACATAATTTAAATCTTGAATGTGAAATGTACTATTCAATGTTATTTGATTGAAATTTTTGTCATTTAATTCAAAAAAATCATTATATATTGGATTATAATTTTGTAAATTGGTTATTTTGAATGGATTATACCCATATTCTAAATCTTCAAAATTACTTTCATAGTTTTCTTCTAAATGTTTTAAATTTAAAGGATTTAATTTATGATAATGAATTGTAAATTTAGCATTTTCTGAATTGGACATTTTAATAAACTTTATATGTTTTTTGAATATTTAAAAAATGATTTTCAAACTTATTCATTACAATCTTATAAGTTTAATATGATGAAATAAAAAAAATATATATAATAATTACCGATGACATTAGAATTGAAGAAGTTTGATATGCGGTCTATTACTTTTAAACCAGATGAAAATAAAGGGCCTGTAATAGTTATGATAGGTCGGCGTGATACAGGTAAATCTTATTTAGTTCGTGATTTATTATTTTACCATCAAGACATTCCTATTGGAACTGTTATTTCAGGAACAGAAGCAGGCAATGGTTTTTATGCTGCGCATGTGCCAAAATTATTCATACACGATGAATATAATACAGTGCTCATTGAGAACATTTTAAGACGTCAGAAAGCAGTATTGAAACAAGTAAACAAAGAAATAGAAACATACCGTAGGTCTACCATAGACCCAAGAGCGTTTGTTATTTTAGATGATTGTTTATATGACCAATCTTGGACACGTGATAAAATGATGCGACTTCTTTTTATGAATGGTAGACATTGGAAAATAATGTTGATTATTACCATGCAATATCCTCTTGGTATTCCACCAAATCTTCGTACAAATATAGATTATGTTTTTATATTAAGAGAACCTTACATGACAAATCGTAAACGTATTTGGGAAAATTATGCGAGTATGTTTCCTACAATGGAATCATTCAGTGCTGTAATGGATCAAACCACTGAAAATTATGAATGTTTAGTTATTAATAACAATGCAAAATCAAATAAATTGAATGACCAAATATTTTGGTATAAAGCAGAAGGACACCCTGATTTTAAATTAGGTTCCAAAGAATTTTGGGAAATATCGAAAGGTATGGGTTCTGATGATGAAGATGACGCATATGACCCAAATAAAGGTAAAAAGAAAACTGGGCAAAATATTAATGTAAAAAAATCAAAATGGTAAATTTGTCTATACAACAAAAAAATAAAAAAGTGTGTTTATACACTTTTTTATTTGTTTTTTATTTTTTCTATTTTTTATTTTGCTCTTACTCTTATCCATTTTACTTATAATTTTGTTTCTCTTATATAATTATTTTTCTATATTACAAAAATATTACTTAACTAATAAATGATATTATTGTATAATGTATATCTTCATTCATTTTAGTATTTAATTTGTAGGATAAACGAGACATAGTTTGTTTATAATTATGTATGTAAGTTACTAAGTCTAATATCGGTTTCTCTATCATCTTTTGAATGGTTTTACTATTTCCGCAGTGAATTAAATGATATCCTCTCAATGTTAGAGTTTTAAACATAATGTCTAATTTTTCTGCTGGAAAATGTTTGTGGAACAATCTTATATTTTTCAACATTAAAATGTAAATGCTTCGAATATGCTTTGCTCTATCTTTTTTTGTTAGTTTAGTATAATTTTGTGGGTTGCTGAATATGTCACAAAGGTCTTTTAACTGATTAATAATTTCCTTGAATTTTTTTACTTCCTTTTCTCTTAAACGCGCGCTATATCTGGTTGCCATGTTGCTTTGTTTTTACTACTGTATTGCTCGGTTACTTTGTTACTTATTGATTTGTTGTTTTATGAATACTGTAAAATATACAAAAAGTATTTCAATTTTTTCGTAATATTAGTTATTGCTGTAATGTCTGTAAGGAATTATAGTTATACAAAAATTCCAAACCAAAATGGGATAATCCATGAACACCAACCGCAATAGAAAATAATAAATAGATTTTAAGGGTTCTATAATATTGTTCTGTTTTATTATATTGTAACAAAAGAATAAACGCAAATAAAAGTAATAATCCATTTAGAACATGAGCATATAAAGACGGCTTTAACAAAATATTATAATTATACATTATTATAATATATGATAAGAATATATGATAAGAAATTATAACCATTTTATACAAATACATAGAAAACAATTTTCTGTAATATATAATTTCTGAGTTTCTATACAAAGTAAACAAATAACATGGTCACATTTTAATTGTATTGTATCTGATTTTATTTCACGACATAATTGACAAACCTCATTGAATTATTATTTTCCATTTATAACATAATTATAAAATTATTACAATGACTAAACAAATTGAGAGCATAATATGTAACAATTACAATTATAATTACAAATTTATAACTTACATATTACAATTTACAAAATTTAGAATAAATTTTCTGGAAATATATTGTCATCAACGTTATAAAAACCCAATATGCTTTCTCTGGATATAAAATTATAATGTATATCTTCTTCATCGCTTGTATAATAAATTTCACTATTTACATCATCACTGTCACTATCCTCGTCGTCGTTATCATCAAATAAAATCAAATGATTATTCATAAAATTGTTATCATAATCGTTACTATAAGTAATATAATTATCTTCTAATTTGCTACTATACGTTTTACGTTTTCCATCTTTTTTGGCAATACCTTTAATCATTTTTCTTCCAAATCTTGGATTAAATTTCACAAATTCTTTTATTTTTTTGTTTAACAAAATATCATATGTTATTTTTTTATTACTTTCTGTAGAATATAAACTATGTAAATATAAATTCAAATAAGGTTTCATTATTTTTATTAATTTTTTTGTTGGAAAATCATTATGAATTTTTATATTGTCACTATAATAATTATGTTTTATCATTTCTATTATTCTACGTCTCAATACTTGTTCGCTTGAATTGTTTATATAATCTTTTATAGCATAATCTCTAATAATATCTTCATTATCCAATTTAAATCTATTTAAACTGAAATTTGCCATAAAAAAATTATGAAATAAAATAGGAATAATAATAGGAGTAGATTTCATAAAAAAATATATATTGTATAGGTCTGCTTTATTAAAAGGCATATTATTGTATGGATTTTTACAAATCAATGGTTTTGAAAAAAAATATTCGGTATTGCCCAATGAAGAATTTACTATATTAACTAAGTCACTAATTGTAAATAAATATTTTTTATTATTTTGAAATAATACAAACACATTTTTATCATTTATATCAATTGGATTTAAAAAAATATCAGTGCTTATTTGTAGTTTAGCCTTTCGATATCTATAATTTCGTAATGTTCTTAAAATAATATAATATTTTCGTTGCACTTCCATAAAATTATCCAAGAACAATTCTTTTGTTTCGTTATCAAAAAAATCATTAAATATAATAAGTTTTAAATAATTAAATTTATTATAAGGAGTTAATGAAAGTGTCTCGGTAGATATAATGAAATTATACAAAATATTTTTTACAAAACAATTGTCAGAAGTTTTAGTAATCTCATATGTTTGAATAGAATGACAAAAATTACAATAAGAACCTATATCCGATTTATTTATTACAAATATGTGTTTTGTTACATTAATAAGAAATTGTATTAAATAATTGAATAAGTGCATTGAATATATAAACATTCATAATTTTATATATTTTATATTTTATATTTTATATTTATGCTATTTTTCGATATTTAAGCATCTAATGATTGTTCTTTTTCCATGACACTTTTTAGTAATAATTCGTTGTGTAGTTTAACATTTTCTGGTTCAGCGACTTCACGTTCTTCGAAATCTATTCTTTCCTTTACTCCAATTAAATTACCATCATCATCTAATGTTTGTGTTAATACATTTCCAGACTTTTCAGCCAATTTAATATTTTCTTCAATCGCCTTTTTCTTTGTTTCTTTAATACGGCGTTCAAATTCTTGTTTTGCTTTCTCTTCATTTTTAATCTTTTCTTGGTGTAATTGGTTAAGCTCATCTTCCATAAATTCTACACGTCCAGTTTTATAAGCATCTGGATCCCATGGTATCCAAATACCAACTGGGCCTACGTAAATATCATGGTTAGGGTCATATTCGCGAAGTTTTTTACATTTTAATTCTGCTTCATCTTGTGTTGGAAATACACCTCGAACTTTTAATCCTCGAACTGATGTTTGAAATGAGTTCTCACGATTGAATTGTTCATTTAATTTATCTTCTTGTTTATCTAAAAAGTTCTTATAATCATCTTCTACTGAAGTTTCCCTCAATTTATCACCTTCTTCTTTAGAGAAATCGTTTAGGTCATTTAATACATCTTCAATACTAAGATTGTATTTATAAGATATAAAGTGTAAAAAATCATTAAATTTAGTCAAGGATTTAGTGAAATCCCATTGTTTTACAAATTCATCAAATAAGAATATTTCGCGTTTCTTCAATATCTTTTCAGGAGAAATAAATGAAATACATGCGAATTTTTGCCCAGCAATTGGTTGGTCTTCATCGCATAAATCAATATATTTAGGATTTGGTTGCCCATTTTCGAGTGTTTTTCTTTCAAAACCAGACATTTTATATTTATAATTAACCAATATTATTTAAATGATTTAGTTATAATTATATATTTTTTATTTAGGACGTTTTTTTTATTTAGGACGTTTTTTTTTATTATTCTATTATATATCATTTACAATGAACGGTATGATTGATTTTCCTGAACTTGTTAAGAGAATTATTAAATATTTAGTTCTCGGTCTTTGTATTGCTGTTGTTGCTATTGTCATCCCAAAGAAATCACTTAATGTTGAAGAAATTATTATTCTTGCCCTTGCTGCTGCTGCTACTTTCAGTATCCTTGATACATTCCTACCATCCATTGGTGAAAGTGCAAAAATGGGCATTGGTCTATCCGTAGGTTCTGCTCTTGGTGGCGGTATTAGAACTTTAGCAATGTAAATTCTGTATTGAATTTAGCTTTATAATCCCATAAAATTGTATAATTGTATATTCATTATACAATTTTATTTTTGTTCTTTTTTATTGTTCTATAAATAAATTCCATCAAAACAACTTGTCTCAAAATCCATATGTTTATCTTGTAATGAAGAACATGCTTTAATTATATCATCCAAATCATTATATATTACTTGCTCAATGCCAAGAAGTTTGGCTATTTCATCTTCACTTTTATTATACGCAATCAAATCTTCACTTTTTTGAATATCTATGCCATAGGTATTAGGATAACGAATTGGTGGAGCAATACTACCAAAGTATATTTTTTTTACACCCGCTTCTTTTGCCATTTTTATTAATTGTAGCGATGTATTCCCACGAACAATAGAATCGTCTATAATCAATATATTTTTACCATAAAATTCTTTTTTTATTGTATTTAATTTCATTTTGATATTATTAACACGCGTTTCTTGATTTGGCATTATAAATGTTCGAGAAATATAATGATTTTTTATAAATCCTTCATAATATGGTTTATTTAATATTTGTGAAATACATAAACCATATATTCTGGATGTTTCTGGAACAGGCATAACCACATCAATATTATTTGATATATTTGGAAATTGGTTCATAATTTTATTTGCTAATGTTTCACCCATTTTAATTCGTGCGTCATATACTAATATATTGTTTATAGTAGTATCTGGTCGAGCAAAATATATATATTCAAATATACATGGTTTCAATATTGGGTTATTAGCAATGATTTGTTTTTCCATATATTCTGGACGAAATATAATACATTCACCACATTGAATATCATATATTTCGGTATTATTTATCAAAGCATCTATACAAGAACTTTCCGATGCGATAATATAATTATTATTTGAATTTGAATTTGAATTACAATAACATAATGGACGAATTCCATTTTTATCACGAAATGCTATTAAACCTACTTTATTCATCATAATAATTACCGAAAAACTACCTTTACATAATTCCATTATTTGTTTTACTACATCAAATATGTCTTCGTTGGTAATAACGTCTTTTTTGGGTAGTAAACTCGCAAATAAATTCAATAATAATTCCGAATCGGAAGAACTATTGATATGTCTATAATGTTTTTCTACTATATTACGTAATTCTTCTGTATTTGTCAAATTTCCATTATGTACTAAAGCAATTCCATAAGGGATATTTGTATACAATGGATGTGCTTGTTCAGTATTGATTTGTCCCATTGTACAATATCGTACATGTCCAATTCCTATATTTCCTTGTAAATATTTTGTATTTTCGGGTGTATATACATCATTTACCTTGCCTAATTGTTTATGTGAATAAAATATATTATTATGTAAAGTCATAATTCCAGTAGAATCGCTACCTCTATGTTGTAACATATTTAATCCATGAATTATATTTGGACAAACGGGTTCGGTTTGGTTCAAAATACCAATTACACCACACATTTAGTTTTTGTATAGCATATACTAAGGAAACTGTATTATGAATTTTACGCATTACACACTCGGAAAAAATACCCAATCTAAATCTTTACAAACTTTTTTCCATATCATATCTTGCTCTAATTGTTTTTCACGGTCTTTCATCATTGGTATATAAGGTAAATATTGGGTTTGGTCTAAAAGAACACACAATTGATGTAATGTGTAAGTATAATTAAAAAAATTGGTGCGATTTGCTGGACAATGTGTAGCCCATGGTTTTTGTATTTCAATAAATAATACACATAATGTTTCATGTAATTCTTCATTCATTATTGGTGGTTTTATTCCAAAAATAGAATTAATATATTGTATATGTTCAAAATATTTATTATAACCTAATTTTCGCAGTATTTCTCGCATTTTATCGTAATTAATAAGGGACATATCTTTTATACGCTCTTTTTTTATTCTGGATCTAATTGCTTCAATCACTTCTTCTGGTATTTGTGTAGTTTCTTTTGCTTGAAATTGTGATAAAATTTCTTTGAAATGATTAAGACGAATATAAGCAGTATAAGAAACCTCATTCGGTGGTTCTTTGTTGGTTGGTTTTGAATTATCTATAATATACGTAATAAATTTACCACATTCATTGTTATTACAAATTAAAATGCCTTCTTCATCTTGTGGTATAAGTTCCCCTTTACGGCATTGCTCACATATATCCGATTGAACTACAAAATCTTGTATATTGATTATTTCGTTATTTACATTACGCCAATAATTTTGATAAAGTTTTTTAGATTGATAATACTTATCACTATTTAAATTGGACGTTTCGTCATCAATTGCCTTAATTTTGAAAAAAGAATTGAGAACCTTTACATTTTTATTATTATCGCCCGATGATATTTTCTTTTTTTCCTCAAAATATTTGAAAATATACTTGGAATTATCTAACAAATATTTCTTTTTTTGTTGTTTCAATTCTTTTATTTGCGAATTAATATTCTGTATTTTATCACGAATATCCATATATGTATCAATTTCATGTTCTTTTAAATTCGATATCATTGATTTAAGACGGGTTTTCTCTTCTAACAATTTTGGTATTAATTCATTTTCGTTTTCATAAAATTGGTTCAGCATTTCTGTATGTTTTTCATCTATTGTATTCGATTGTTTAGGAGGAGGTTTTTTTGTCAATGATTGGTTCATTTTTTTCTTTAAAAGTATATAAATTTTATGATAAAGTTTTTATATTTATTGATAATGAATTATATTATAGTATAAAATAAAACAAAAATTATATACATGAACAAGGACATGGTGTCCAACTGATTTTTCAACGGTGTAAAATATTTACATAAAACTACATTACATCCTACCGCGAGACGCAGAAAAAATCAAAAAACAAGAAAGTCGTAAAAATCTTTATTTTCGTATATCATTTTAATATATACGAAAATATGTCCAATAAAGAAACGCCTATACATAATATTCCATATGAATTGCCCAAAAATATTAAAATGGAAAGAAAAGAATTTCAAAAATTATTGTTTTTATCCAATGTTTTAGACCAAGGTTGGACAATTAAAAAGAGAAATGATACATATATTTTTACAAAAAAACATGAGAACCGTTATGAAGTTTTCCAAGAAGATTATTTAGAAAAATTTATTATTCAAGGGTTTAATAGGTTAGATGGAATAAAGTAAAATATTATCTACATAATTGGTAATCAATATATTACATAATATATTACATAATATATTACATAATATAATACATAATATAATACATAATATATTACATAATATAATAATTTATTACGTAATATGGTAACGTGTTATTTTGGTTTAATATACATCTTTAATTTTTACCACATAAAATCAATAACTACTGGGTAGTGGTCTGAATTCCATTTACCACAATATTCTTTATATCCATGATATATGAATGCGTTTTTGATTATTTTATCTATATTTTTAGTGACTAAAATATGATCTATCATTGAATAATCTTTTTGTGAAGTAGTGTTACAATTATTATCTGAATTATACCATTCTGTATATCTATCTGCTTGTTCAAACCTATATGCTATATTATTTAATTTATAAGTATTTTTTTTCTCTCCATCTAATCCTTTCAAAATATCCAACACTTTTGATATTGGTTGATTTGA